AATTGAAAGTTATCAATAATTAAACCAGGATCTTCATAACTTGGTTTAACGACGGTTCTTGTTGGTAAAAAATTAGACATTTTTAAATAACCTCAATTTTATTTAGATTTGAATTAAAACGGCGGGGCCTGTTTCATAAGAAAGTGTCGGTGTCGCCGAGTTATTAATAACGCGGCTCGTCGAAATCACATTTAAAACTTTTACAGGTAACGCAGTTAATCCGGATGAATATGCGATTAATTGCTGATTTGTAAAATCCCATGACACTAGCTGATTGGTTTGACCGCCTGAAATAGTATTAGCTAAAGAAGGGCTACATTTAACCGCGATTCTAGCGTTAGATCCTAAACGGAAATAACTCGCAGACATATTTGCACCAACTTGCGGGACAGGGTTGCCGGGAGTTGCAATCGCGTTATAAAATTTAAGGGCCGTGGTAAATCCTGAAATTGTCGGGATATCGGTTGATAAGTTAATAGTATTGCCTAAGTTACCGCCCGCGCCAGTAAGTTCTCGAATTGGAATCCCGGGATATACTGGATCTGTGACACCTGCGCCAACAACTCCTTGTAAAAGCCATTGCCGACTAGCATTATCATCTTCATATGCGCCTTGTACGTAGCCATTTGAGCTCACATGGAAAGAGTCTTGTGGTTGGGTAACGGCCATGGGGTTGAAGCTGACGCCTGAAAGGGTCGCAGCGGTTTTAGCTACGGGTGCGGCTTCAACGGCTGAATTAATTTGTACGTTATTTTCGCTCATTTTTTATGCTCTCTCTGGTTTAACAAAATGTCCTGATAATGGCGCGCTTGAGAATTGATTCATCCAGGCTAATGGATTGCCAAAATACTCTTTACATACGCGACCCGCGGAATCAGAATAGGTACGTGCGGTTAGACGGTCTGATTGTTTATTTGCTTCTACTTTTGCATGTTTCTCCGCATCAGCATAAATGCTGGCTTCAATTAAATCAAAAGCATCTGCTCGAAGACCTGATACGTCCATCTCTTTATAAGATGGCGCGCGACGTTTAACCGTATTTAACAAACGCGTACGATATTCTGTTGCGCTTTCGCCGGACAGCGGTTGATGCGCTGAATCACCAAACATTTGTAAAACGCTATCAGCGCGTGCGCGATGACGGCTAATTTCATTACGTTCTTCATCAGTGACCGTACGGCAAAAGCTATCCATCTTTGCTTTTAATCCGTTCAATTCTTCTTCGATTTTAGAATCGACTTCTTTAGCTTCATCGCCTTTAACGTTTTCTAAAAGGTCTGGTGCTGAATCCATAACGGCTTTTTCTGCCGCGGGGGCTTCAACTTCTTTTTTTGCGGTAAGCGCTTGAATCAATTCAGACATGCCAGCTTTAAACCACGCAGGCGCCTCATTTGAAACTGTTTCTGTTACGGCTGCGGCTTCTACCGGAGCAGTGTTACTGTCTAACATCTCATCCATCTTTTTTTCTCCCAGGTTAATACCTTTTGGTTGTTCTAATTTATCCCAAACTCCAACCATACAGACTGCAATATGGTCGATCAGCTTGGGCGCGCCTTCTAGCAAAACTGGCGTACCGCCAATATTTTTTATTTCACCCGCCTCGGACACAACCGTAGGGCTGGTGGTTTGATGGGTCGAGGTCATTAAAACCGCCGCGTCCGCATCTAAAATTTTAGCAACTCCCCAAACTTCGTCGCTTTTAATATACGGTAGTATAACACTTCCGATCACCCGATCTCTAAATTCTTTTGTATCCAACACGGGAAGACCTCCGGGATGTTCAAAAATCACAGGTAATCCGTTGCATCGGGCGAGGAATTCTTCGGTTAAATACTCTTTAGGGTCTCGGTAAGCAAATTCTTCTGGGTTTGATCGGTAAGTTACGCTAGTCCCAGTTATGCGGATGTCAAAAAGAGCGGTATTGAAATACCGTTGCGGACTGGTTAAAACCCCCTGGATTATCGCATTTGATATAACGCATTCGTCTCCCGCAAGAGCTTTAATAATTTCAACGCATTCTGGTCGGGTTGATTCGGGGAGTTCTCCTTTAGACGAAAACCATGCCGACGCGGACACTTCATTATTTGGAACGGTCGGTTCAAAAACCTCGATTAAAGAAACCCTAAAAGTTGAGTATTGAATGCTCGCGTCTTTTGTGTACAACGAAACGAGTTCCAAAGAGTCTGTTGTAATTTCTTCAGGCAACGACCCAAGTTCTTCAACACATTCTCGTAATGCGGCGGTTTTAAAATCTTCGCCCGCTTCAAGCTTTCCGCCAGGGAATTCCCACGCGCCATTATCCGCGCGCTGTATTAAAAGAACGCTTTGGTCACCATTTATTAAGCCCTGAGTAAAGACTATGCCCGCGGCATTAATTGGCGTTGGGTCTACGGCTTCAAGTTGTGTTTCTTCAATCGATTGCATATTCTTTTAAAGCTTCCCGCCCTTTAGTTGTTAGCATATCCGAGGGCAAGTCTCTTAGCGAAGTTATGTAGGTGTACCGACATCGACAATTAATCTCTTCCGCGGGTTTTGTAATTTGGTCAGTATATCCGTTTTCACCCACTTTCATCAGCCCTTTTTCAATTGCCCAATTTCCCCGGATTGCATAGATTTTACCGTCCCGTTCTTTATGGTCGATGCGGTAATCGTAATTCGCTTGAGGCCAATTGCTGTACCATTGCGCGGCAATCGCTCTAGTTTGTTTGGCTATAATTTCATTTATATTAGACACTAGTTTAAGCCCTTGATCGTTGGCAAGACGTCGCTCTTCATAATCGAGCTGTTTAAGCGGTTTATTAATGTGAGCTTTTATTTCATTTTTGTCAGCGACCCGTGTGCCGTCGATGGGCACGGAAGAAGCCCATCCGCTAAATCTTTGAAGGGTTTTTTGTACCGCGGCTTCTTTGTTAAGTTTAATTAAATCCGCGCTTGCCGCGATTCTATATTCTAATTCTTTGCGCAAGTCGGGCCGGATTTGTTCAAGGCGGTAAGTCGGTACGGACGGCGCAATTTTCCGCATGGTTTTTAATTGCGTCGCCCGGTCGTATCGAGATTTAAGTATTTTTTGAAACGCGCCCGTGCGTAGATACGCAGGTATTGATATGCGTAGTAAAGCCACCCACTTTTGCACGCGCGCGGGAGTAAAGCCGTTTTCTGTTAAATCTTTAACCGCTTCGGCGATTATTTGATTTGGGGTTTTATACGCCACGTCACTCCTCAGTTGATGCAAAAGGCGCGGGGCTTGGCGGTATGTAAGACTCTACCGCGTTTTGATCTATTTCAAGTGTGCTTTTAAATAGCAGTTTCTTTTCATTAATCACTTCGGCCAACCACGCTTTAATGTTTGCTTTATTAATCGGGTCGGAATCCGCAAGCAATACTTCGGCGGCGCTAATTGCCGCTTTTAACGTAATGTCTTCAATCTTAGCTTTTTCGGAATCCGGCTCGATTAGCAAATTTGGCCACGTCGCTTCAAAAGAATCGATCCAAGAATAATACGCCGTTTCATAGGGCACCCCCGCGTAAATTTCGGGGTATTTTTTTTGCACGGACACATAAAAGTCTTCATCCCATGCGCGGCGTTGAATGATCGGATCGACAAAGTCATAAACTTGCGCCATATTTGATCGAATTCGATCGACGTAGCGAGCCATCATTTTTGCGTCTTCCGTGCCTTCTCCGAAACCTTGCGCCAATGGTTCTTGTAAAACCATTTGTGCGGGCATGTCTTCCGACGAGGCAATATCTTGTATGATACAACGTCGCGCGTATTCGGTAGGTTCCTTTAAGTTGTGTAAGTCTAACGACGAAAGTTCGTCTTTTTCCCCGATTTGCAAAACATTACCAGACCGCGCGCCTTTAATCTGTGTTCGTTTTAATTCCGCAAACCCTTGCATTCCACGCGTTACGGGGTTTCCCGCGCTAGGCTGTTTGTGCACTAACAACGCCGATTTTTCTAAAATCCAATTGTTAGTTAACATTGAATTAATAAACGATTTTAAAAGGTAAAAGGGCCGCTGATAAACCGATCGTCCGCTAAATCCAAAAGCCGAGCTAGTAAATTCTAAATAAATTGGTTTTTCATTAAATACAATGCAGGAGCGAGACGCATGGTACGGTATGCCGTTACACACTAAATACGTAGGTTTTTGAAAATTTGGGGAATTGGGATCTTGACTTAAAACCAAACTTCCCGCCGTGTTGAGCGGGTCAAGAATATTAAAATATAACGGACGCCCCACAATTGCGCTTAGTGGCAATGGTTGGTCGGTCGGGTATCCATCTACTCCATAAGTTAATGCCGCCGCCCCATAAATTCGCGCAGTAGACATGACGCTAGCAATATAATAATCCGCGTTTTCTTTTTTCCACACCCGATTGAATTGATCAAGCAACATATCCTCTAATTCCATCATTCCGCCCATAACAATATTTCTTGGTTGACTTTGCGCCAATTCAATTGGGTAATCGACTAAGCGTTTACCTAGTGGATGATATGCATAGATGGTTTTGCACGCATCATAACTTGGATCGCTGCCCGGTACTATGTCGTCCGTTGCAATTAAATTTAGTAGCGCTGACGACGCGATAGCACTACCCCCTTTTGTTGTTGTTGCGTTTTGCATGTTGTCCAATTAATTCGAGTTAGAGTTACCCAATCCGATCGCGATGCCATAAGTGAAACAATCTAGTAAATCGCGCGGCCCGGTTTTTTGCCCCATTCTAAATCCACAAACTTGTGATATTAAGTGGTTACAAACGGAGCTTTTATATTCAATGACTTTATTATACGCGTATTCGCAGATTTTGACTTGATTACCGCAAATATACCCATTTTCGTATCGCGTTCCGTCGCCGTAGACATACCCAGTCACATTGGTCGCTCGCTCCTCTTTGCCCATTGCTGTTAGACTTCCATCGATAGCAAATACGGGTAAATTACGTTTTAGACCTTGCTGTATTAAAATAGTACCCGACCCTTTATCTTCAATCCACAACCCGCTACATCCCCACCGCGCTTTAGTCATCATGGCCAACTCTTGGCAACGAGCGTTAATCATAGGTAACCACTCATCTAGCAGCGATCCTTTAATTTGCAACACTTCGTAATCTAAAATGGTCAACGCGGTAAGCGTGTTGGTTGTGTCAAAGTCCGCCAGCGTGTTTCGCGCGTAATAAATTACCGCCGTGCCGTCATGCTGAACGCCGTCTTTTAGAGCGGTATCAATAACGCAATATACATAATCACAATTTGCGGGCATGTCGACGGGTTGCCCATTTTTTAACAACGACGCTTCTGTAAAAAACGCGTCGCCGGCGCAGGCGTCCCAATCTCCGTCCAGCCAAGCTTTCACTAGCCAATCGGGGCCGGACGACCTGATGCGGTTTATGTACGTCGGGTCGTTTTGGACTAGGGCCGTATTGTCACTAAGCCGCGAGGGTATGTATAGCCGATTTGTAAATTTGGGCGCGTCGTAAAAAGGCGTAAGCGGTGGGGCGGCTTTAACGTACCGCGCTTTTAGCCATTCATGGCCCACGCCGCCGGGGTTTGCGGTGAGTCGTAAAAAGCAGGGTATCCCGTGCGCCGACCGCATACATGCGCGTAATTTGTCCAACCCGTCGGGGGACTCCCACGTGCCCGCTTCATCAATTCCGATCCAAGAGTATTGATGGCCTTGATAATTATCGGCGTCTCGGTCCCGCTCCAACCAGCGCATTTTTAGGATTGCTCCGTTGGGGAAAATCCATAATTGTTTGCCCGCGACCCATTTAGCGTTTAGATGAGGGTAGAGCTGTTGGGCGCGATCCATGACCTCTTCGAGTTGCGGCACGGTGCGTCTTATTAATACTCCCCGCGCGTATTTGCCGTATCGCCCGGCATGCGCGGCCCAATCGCCCAGCAGCGCGTCGGATTTACCGCCGCCACGTGCGCCGCCGAACAAGACGTCTTGGACGGGACAACTGAGTAACCAAGTTTGAGGCCCGGACTGCGGCGACCAAACTACCCGCCCGCGCGGCTGCGTTTTAGTTGCGATTACGCGATGCAACGAGACGGATGCAACGGTGTTTAGGGTGTTATCAATTGCGCGATCGAGCAAAGACCGGCCGAGGCTAAATGACGGCGGTGGGGGTCGTTTGTTGGGCGGCGCTATTATTACCATTTTTAAGCTGTGGCCATTTGTTGCACGATCGGCTCGGGTGCCGCGGCTTTTGCGTCTGCGATCATATCTTCCCACGCGGTAAAAGTAGCGGCGACCTCAGGCGCGACTAAAAAGCCGGGGATGCGCTGCTCGTTTGCGCCGTCGTCGCTGTCTGAGCCGTAATTATTAATTTGTACCGCTGTTTTTACGCTGTCGCGTGTAGTCACGATGTCTTTTGCGTCTTTAATTGCTGAGACCGCCATTTTTAAATCGCGCATGAGACAATTTGTACCTTCTTTAAACACTTTTTCCGCGACGATCCCGGCGATATATAGCGCGGTGCGGTCCAGAAATTCCAATTTCTCTTTTAATTCGTCGAAAGTTCCGTGCGGGATGACGGGCAGGGTTGGGTCGTCATTGATCAATTCTGGCGCAGCTCTCAGCGCTTTGGGACTTGTCGCCCCGTCGCCGAGCCCTAGGTCGTCTAAGATGTCTGCCAATTTTGCGTTGGGGTCAACCCGGCGGGGCGGCTTTTTGGGTGGTTTTGAAATAGCCGATATTTTTTTGGGTTTTAGCCCGCGCGTGTGTTTTGTTACTTGATGCGATTTGACATCGTATTTAATGCATAACTGCGCGATCGAATATTGCCCAGTTTTGTAATCTTTTACGATTGCGCCCGCGATGTCGTTTTTTTGATCATTTTGCGTCATGTAGCTTAATTCCCCGCGAATATGTTAACAAAACGCTTTTTTAGGGTCAAGTGGATAATTTTTGGGCGGTCGCGTCGCCGCGTGCGTTGTTTTTACTTTTTTTGTTGTTTAATTTTATTTTTGCTTGACTTTTTTCTTTTGGCCGGGTCGTAAATTTCGAAATAAGTTGAGTTGGGCTGAGTCGGGTCGTAATCGGTTTTCTATTGTTTTCCCGATTTTTATCGGCTTTNTCAAGCTATTTATTTTCAAAATTTAATAAAATAATACTTTACGACTCGACTCGACTCGACTATAATCCTTTTATCGCGACAATCAAGCCGCGATAAACAAAGGAGACTAAAAAATGACAATCACAAAAAGAGCAAGATGGGGGAGCGATGGCTTAATAATTATTGCCGATGATTTTAAATCCGCCGATCTTTTTACAGGGGTTCAGGATTGTAAAAAAGAACTTAAGTATTGGACAGCTAAAAACTTTAAAGAGCATAAAAAATTTGACGAAAAAAACATTGAATTAATTAAGCAAAAATGGACATACGATGGAAAAGTCGAAGCTGAATTTATTGACCCAAGATTGACCCAAGAAAGTTTGAATAACGGAGACTAAAAAATGACAAAAGCACAAATGTTA